TACTCCACCTCCCCTAGTTATTAACTAGGAAGAGGACCAAAGGACGAGGGTTACCCCCACCCTCCAAGATCGTACCACTGTGGAACTACCGTACAGCTTACGCTGATGGCAGTGACACCCCGGAGTGACGTTTCATTTCCGTACTCCTGGTCCGACAAACCCTCGCACGCTTTCAAAAGCGCGCGATGTGTATGCACTTCATTCGAAGAGAGAAGTGCACCTGAGATCTGCGTAAGGCGCTCCAAGAGCAAACCACCGCAGTCTGTGCTCTGGCGAACACTACGTTGTGAAAGGGTCAATATTTCATACCCCTCCCAGCCGAAACCAGCGCGTGCCGGACATGCCTCGTCAAAATTTGACAAGACACCTCCATCGCCGTATCCTTCAGGAATTCTCACAAGCCGAAGCTCGCGAGGTAACCTCTGTAGAATACGACGCCAAGTGCCCAGAAAGCGAACATCACAGCCGTAATTAAAACTACGCCTATGACTAAGCCGCCGGACACTATTAGCCAGTTTATAAATGCTGAACGCATCAGTAAGTCTCTTCTTATGAAAGATGGGTTTCACGTCGAACCCATTGAAGAAGTGGGCACCACAGGACTCGCGGAACACGCCGGAAGAGAAGCTCTTCTCGGTATTGACCGTAAATCCAAGGAACTCACAAAACTTCGCATAGGGATCAAAGGCATCACTGGGTATGATGACGTCGTCACCGTACACAGAAACGGCCCTACCTGATACACCTGTCATCTCACATGATGTGAGCGCAGCGGCATAAAAGATTAGGCTTTCAAGCTCGAATGTAAAACCATTCCCCATTGAGGAGAACTTTTCCCACACGAACTCTTTACCTTCGAATGTGCCAACCTTGCTTCTCAAGGAATCAAGAACCGCGTACCACTCACTCGGGAGCAAATGGTAGACTAAGTTCTTCGAGATGCTATCGCTAGCACTCGAGAAATCGACAGTCGCCAGGGTACCCGTTAGGGACCCAAGCCTTGCCAATCGCTGGTTATTTCCTTGATTAGTCAAGTCCACGCCGCGCCGTCTAAGGCGACTCTTTAACATTTCACCAACGCCTTTTTGAAAGTACAGGTTTAACCCTGGTTCAATAGCGATAACGCGATCTGTCTTCGAGTTCTTAGGAACAGTCACGACTGTATTACCCACCTGAATTGACAACGAGGAATCACTTACGTGTTCTTCTCGAAACCAACTAGGGTATGCGGCCGCCAAGGACGACCCCATGAGGGCGTACGCGTCACGCGTAATTCCGATCTCAGATTGGAACTTTCTTGTAGCACTGACGTCCGGCCCCTTTAACAGGGTCGTACTGCCAGGTCCCCAAGAGGATTTGTCGAAGAACTCTTCGGTACAAAAATCACCGAGTATCAGATCTATTTTGCGCCGCATGACAAAGAGCCATGTAGCGTACTCAGAGTTTTCTAGCTCTGCGTAAGATCTGAATCGATGATTCGTATCCTTGCATTGCTCTTCCATTAGGAAGAATTTGGCAAGGCCCTTCTTCTTCTTGTCATAACCCGGTTTTAAGGAGTCATTCTTAGAAAGGAAACTAATCGCCAAGTAGTCACGATGGAAAAGATCCGCCGCGTCTTCAAGGTAATCACTTGGATTTAAGTCCAAGTCCAGCAGCTGAGCATGCTCGCCCTCTCGAAAGAGGATACAAGCAGCTAAGCTTTTTGGGGTGTCAAGGGCAGCGAAGAATTGTTCAACGATCAGACCGTCTTCGGACTGATCAGCGACGAAGTTTGCTGCCGCGCGTTTAACGTCGCGGCGCCTCATGGCTAGGCTCATAAAGGAATCTCCAACCTAATTTGTTTACTTAGTAAATAGCTTCGAAGGTCTGCACGGCGTTAGCAACGTTCGTGTTTGCCAGGAAATTCTTCACGTAAGCGTACGCATTTTGGCGTTCTGCAAGCGTGCTACGCTCCGGAAGGACGAATTCAATCGTCCCCAGGATGTCATAGGCCTTTGTCGGTGCCGGTTGAATGCCGGTTCCAGTCGCAGGGCTTGTAACTTCCAGAGTTGGAACGACAACCTTAGCGGTCACGCGATAGTTCTTGCTCGTCTTAGACGGGTTACGAACCGAAAGCGTAATCACGGGGAAGCCGACGCTGATTCCGCCAGAGCGGTCAGCCAACTTCGCCACACCTACTGCGTCAATATTGACGGGGGAGAATGTGTGATTTACCGACACACCGTCGGCAATGATAATGGGAGCGAGAGCTGACATTATAGGTCCTTTTGGAAATACATTAAAGAAAGGAGACATTAGGAGGATTCCTAAAGCCCGTTCCAGAAGACGAGCTAGTCGACTGGCTGCTTCAGATACACGGTTTTCTTGAACCCCGCGAGAAGGGCGACACCATTTAAGGCGTGCTCCCAACTTAAAGGATTCTTGAAACTCGGAAGTTCGGGCATCGGGAAAGCTGTTAAGACAGTCCGATGGAACTCCGTTCTGAACGTGCTGGTAGACGAAACTTCGTGTGTACCAGTCCCATTGCCCTTATCAGGCAGTGGGGATGCTATGGTTTGGTTCCAAATCTCTGAGCTGGAAACCTTAACGCTCTTGTAGCCGTCGATAAAATTCAACCCGAGGGTCGCATCGACCGAGGACAAGTAATCACCGAAGGGTAAAACCCAATCGATAACAAAGCTCCATGGCATAAGCTCCCATGCGATAAGAAGGGGGTTTGTGATCCCCAACTGTTTCGCAGTGTGAAGCACCTCGCTACCCTTCCCGAAGGTTGAGGCGTACGTGACTTGGGCACGTACGACGTAGCGAGCCGTCTGCTTCAGCCCTGAAGCATCCGAAAATGACCAGTCATCTGAGAATTCATAGCTTCCGCTAGACCTCGTTTGATTGATCACCTCCGAACACCTCTTCTGGGCGTAAAGCTCAGCGGCCCCGATAACATCGTTAATTAAAGGACGAACACCGTACTGGATAGCCAGCACGCCATTTGCTAACATCTTGTCGATGTCGGCAGGCCCCTTAAGTTCACTATATCGCCTACGGTAGCGCGTAGCTTGGCGCTCACTTACTGTGAGGCCAACTACGCTTGCTGCGGCCTTTAGTTTACCACGTCTAAGATAAAATAACGCTTCCGCCGTTGTTTTGGCGAATTTGTCAACCATCTTATACACTTGGTCGGCCTCTGCATACGCTTGCACGCCGTTAAACTTGCTGTCTTTCAACTGCAAGAGAAACTTAGTCACGGCTTTCGTCGTGGCTTTGGCGGTGGCGCCTGCGAACGAGCCCTTCAACGCGGGACTCGAACCTACCCACGGACATATTCCAGTCCTGGTTTCGGAGACCCAAGTGTCAGACCCCACACGAGTTACGACCCGACGATTCCCAAATTGGAAATTATCGACAATCTTCGTGTGAGAGTAATCTAACGGCTTGAGTCTTCGGCCACTTTTCTTAATCGCGACATAGTTTGGAGTCCAGGATGGACTCTTATCTATGATGGTGCGCGACACCATGGCTCGATCGTTGATCACAGATTCTTCCGCGAAAGGGGATGTACGAGACATCCTCCTCTGCGGTTGATACTGTACGACGGTCGTGCTGATTGGCGGTTGACGCATTTTCGCGATATAGTTAGTGGGTTGAAGGAGTAATGATAGCATTACGCTATTAACGGAATTTCGTTTCCGAGTCATCACGGTTTCAGAACAAATACACCTGAGAAATCAGAGCGTATCTGAGACGGGGTAACCATCCCCTATCGATAGCTTCAGTACACCATTTTCGCGCAGTCTAAGACTGTTATTGCCATCGGACGCTGTACAGCTCAACGCTGTATCGGGACGGAAGGTCAATTAAACCCGTCAGGGGCTAGAATGGATACTGG